GGATACAAGAAGTAACTAAACTGAGGGATCAACATGAAAGAATTTCAGAATGCTATCATCTGGCAGTCCAAGCCTGTCTTTGAAAAGATGTTCGCCAACGCCACGAACGGCAAACTGCGCTATGCCGCGAAGAAGAACCTTCGTATGCTGGAGCCGCTGTTCGGAGACATCATTGAATGGATTAATGGCGACAAGGAGGAGCATGAGTGGGAGCCACTTGGCAATGGCTTCCCAGACACTTCTGATGACTTTTACAAAAGGTTCGAGTCTTTCCTGATTAACGAAAAGGTACAGTACGAGCCTTACATTTTTTCTGAAGAATTGATGCAGACGATGGATGGGCTGACGGGCCTTGACGAGATGCTCATCAGTTTTGTCTTTGCTGAAAATCAAGAAGAAGAAGAAGAAGTATAGAAAACATGGCGCACTGAGGGATGCGTCTATGACATGTGGGAATAGGAGGTGCCTGGGTTCCACCGCACGATCCCTCTACCCGGGTATCCTCCTCCCCACTCTTAACATGAAAGACATACACAAAATAAAGCCGATGCCGCCCGATCAAATTCAGGCTGGCGGGCCACAAACACCAGAACGATTAAGGGTATTTGACATGAACCTAATCAAGGCGCTAATTGCATACTTTAAGAACCGGGGCAAAGAGGGCTCATCCCTTGGTGCAGTAGCACTTGTACTTGCGTACTTTGGCCTTTCACCAGAGGAGTCATCACAGGTTGTTGACCTTCTTATTAGCCTCTTCGCGGTTGCGCAGTGGCTCATTCCTAACGACGCATTTCAGCGCTTTCTTGGTTTGTTCAAGGACCAGGAGGAAGATAATGGCTGAAACCCGCTTTAACTGTGGGTCAGTAAGTGAGGTCGGGGTCTACTCCTTATCGGAGATGGGCCCCGGCCTTCGCGTATCCGAGCACTTTACGCTTGAGGAGTTTGCCTGCTCAGACGGCTCTGACGTAGTTCTTATTCACCCTGGACTCATTCAGCTGCTTGAATCCATTCGCCTTGAGATTGGAGGCCCCCTGTACATTAACAGCGCATACCGATCGCACCATCACAACAGCATTATCGGCGGAGCAAAGACAAGCAAGCATCTGTATGGCCTTGCTGCTGACGTTAGGTCGCCAGGCATCCACCCAAATCAAATTGCCATATTTGCGGAACAACTTAATGTTGGCGGTATTGGGCATTATGAAAACTTCACTCATTTGGACGTATATGGCGTTAATAGGCGCTGGAGAAAAGACTAATGAGCTGGCAAAATAAGGCTTACGAAATGCACAGGTCTGGGCTATCTGGAAGGGAGATAGCCAGGCGATTGCAGATGCCTAAAAGCACAGTTAATGATTTTCTTCAGCCTCTCAGGGCATTTGCAGACAACATTGATGCAAAAATCCTGATATTTGACATTGAAACGGCGCCAATGGAGGCTTATGTCTGGAGCCTGTGGCCAAAATTTATAGACCATGGGCAGATAGCTCAGGACTGGACTGTGCTCACCTGGTCCGCAAAGTGGCTTGATGAGCCACACATGATGAATGCCAGCGTTGATCCGTCTGACCCAAGGGATGACTTTGATGTGGTAGAGGCGCTATGGCAACTTCTTGATGAGGCCGACATTGTTGTTGCGCACAATGGCGACAAATTTGACATCAAGCGCATGAACACAAGGTTTTTTCTCTTGGGATTGCCAGAGCCGTCAAGCTACCGCAGTGTTGATACGCTAAAGATAGCCAAGAGAAAGTTTTCCTTTTCATCAAATAGGCTGGACTACATTAGCAAAATTACCGATGGTCCAGGCAAAGTTTCACACGAGGGTTTTTCCATGTGGAAAAAGTGCCTGAATGGTAATGCTGACGCGCTCCGCTCAATGCAGGAGTACAATGATGGGGATGTTATCGAGCTTGAGCGTGTCTATAAAGAGTTGCGCGGCTGGGACAATAGACATCCGAACCTTGGCGTGTACTCAGACAATGAGATGATTTGCCCAAACTGCGGCTCAGATGATGTTGAGGCAACTGGCAGATTTTATACGACGCAGACTCAGAAGTACGCTACATACAGGTGTGATGGCTGCGGCAAGATCAGCAGGTTCAGGTCATCCACTTCTGTCGAGTCTCCCAGAACGCAGGGGCTTGTTCCGTCATAGTCATGGCTGATGCGACCTGTCCAGGTTGCTAAACTTGCCATCCTTGAAGAACAATTCTGCCGTTCCAGTTGGGCCGCTGCGCTGCTTGGCAACAATCACCTCTGCGATGTTTTGAACGGAGCGCCCCGTGCTCTCATCCATGACGACCCCATAGTATTCGGGTCGGTGTATAAACATCACGTTGTCAGCATCTTGCTCAATCGCACCTGACTCTCTGAGGTCCGATAGTTGCGGCCTGGCGCTTAGCCCCCTGCTCTCAGCGGCACGAGACAGCTGCGACAGCGCAACGACGGGAATCTCAAGCTCCTTGGCAAGGCCCTTGAGACTGCGGCTGATGGTGGCGATCTCGCGCTCTCTGCTGCCACCGCTCATGCCTGCGACGTGCATAAGCTGGAGGTAATCCACAACCACCATGTCCAGGCCCTGCTTCATCTTGAGGCGACGGCACTTGGCGCGCAGCTCCGTCGGCGTCATGCTAAAGTCGTCATCTATGTGCAGCGGAATCCCGTCAAGCTGCCCTGCTGCACGGACCAACCTGCTCCAGTCCTCGTCATTGGTGAAGCCGCGACGCGCACGCTGCGGGTCCACACCAGCTACCTGCGTCAGAATGCGCTGAACCAACTGCGTGCCGCCCATCTCTAGCGAAAAAAACGCTGCCTTTTTCCCCTTCTTGGCTGCGTTTAATGCCAGCTGCATCGAGAACGCCGACTTTCCCATAGCTGGACGAGCAGCTACAATCGTCAGGTCTGTCTCCTTAAAGCCAGCAGTGATGCCATCCACCTGGTAGAAGCCACTTGAAATCCCAATGACTCCGCCCTCGTTATGACGAGCCGCCTCAAGCTCGCTCAAGGTTGGGGTAAGCAGGTCTGAAAGGTTAGCGCCAGTCTCCTTCTTCGCCTCTGCGGCGATGTTAAAAATCATGCCCTCAGCACTGTCAATAGCCTCGTCCACCTCAACGTGCTGCGTCATGGACATGTCCACGATGCTGCTGCCCGCCTTGGCAAGCTCATACCACTTGTGGTCACGCTCGACCATCTTGGCGTAGTGTATGGCATTCTGACCGAACTCAATGCCATCAACCCCCATTAGTTCAGCGCAATAAGAAGAGTAGTGGAGGCCATCCTCTGACGTGGAGGCTCTGTCAGCCACCGTGACTAGATCCACCGGAGCAGACGCATTAAACAGCTCTAGCATGGCTGTATATACGGCCCTATTCTGCTCCCCCCTGAATGAGTCAGGTGTGACGATCGAAACAACGTCAATCAACGAGTCCGAGTCGTTCAGGATGGCCCCCAAGAGGGCGCGTTCGTTTTCAAACCTCATATGCTTTTCTAGCCTCTTCTATGTACTTCCCCATGTAGTTGTTCAGGCCACGGATCCTAATATGATCTTTTATTTTTCTTGTAGCCTGAAGTGCAGTGGTGTGGTTCACCCTTCCAAAGGCCTGTGCGCACTCATGCAGGGTGTATCCGTTGTCCCATAGCACATACATACCACAGGCCCTTATGTCTGCAATAGGCATTCTTCGATTCGCAGTGATAAGGTCGCGATAGTCAATCTGAAGGCTATCTGCATATTTCTTGTGCCTGTCCATCATAACGGCAACTGCGTTTTGCGCAAACTCTATCTTTTCCCATGTCGTGCCTGCCCGCTGTTTTTTTCTCTGAGGGCCTGCAATAATGGATTTTATCCTATCCCTAGCCCTGGTTTTTAATCGCTTCATTAATAGCCCCCATTGTCTCAGCGGTTAACTCCTCTGCCATCTTAGCTGCATTGTAGCCAATCAGTGACTCTATGCCATAGGCGTGCCCGAGCCAAAACATTGGATGGTCCTCAACAGTATACCCGGTCTTTTTTCTTTGCTCCTCTATGTCAACAGTTCCGTTTTTCTCCATGTAGTCAAGCCAGAACTCTCGCGCCTCTAGCGAGTGCTTTTTCATGGGCTCCAGAGCATCGACGATGTACTCAAGTATCTTTATCGCCATCTGATAACGCATGGACGAATCGGCTTTTTTCTTGAGGTCGTCTGACCTATTTAATGTCTTTGACATAATGCAGTTCTCCGTCGTGTGTTGGTTTTTTCTTGCCGCGACTGTGCGGCGTGTCCTTTCTGGTGTATAGGGCAATCTTGGTTGTGACCGAATTTTTTGGAACGTATGGAATCAGGATCTCTCCGACATACCCGATCTCTCGGTATCCGCCTGGCGTGTGATAGTCGCCACCGGCTCTGGGCCCGTCAACTATCTTTAGCTTGGCCATTTTTTGCCTCCGCTATTAGTGATAGCAAATCCTCAAGGTCCATGATCGCGTACACCTTGCGCGGGTGGCCCTTGGCGCGATCGATGTAGAAGGTAACCAAGTCCTGATCTCCTGTCAAGTACTTCATGCAATTTACATAAAACCACTTAACCACATTGTCAAACTTAAAGCGCTTGGACTGCCAGCGGTAGCGCCCTATTGTGCCGTCGTCCTCGTAGTCCAGCCCCATGCTTCTCCCGTCCGAGCCCCAGGCGCGATCGCACTTTACACCGTAGTGCTCACAGCGATCACGAACATAATACTCGGCGGTATTCCCGCGCGCCTTGTTTTTAGTCCCCATCAGATAAGCCTCCATCCGTGGTTTGTGTAGTGATGCCCGCGATACTTAAAGCCGTCAGCCTGGGATCGCTTTATGTCCATGAGTGCCGCATCCATTTTTTTCTTGCCTGCCTCAAGGCGGTCGTGCGTCAACTCAAAGCAGTCGCACTCGTTCAGCCCCTCTCGCTCCACAACAATAAACCGGGCATAATCCACACCAGCCAAGGCGCAGTAATGGGCTATCTGGCGGTCATAGTTATATCGGTACAGCTTAGAAGGAAACTTGTAGACATCCTCCCCCGTGGTCTTGAGGTCGCACACGTAGTCCTCGCCCAGCATATCCAGCATTCCCTTCACTCGAAGACCGCTCGCGACGTGCGTTGCCGTAAATACGACCTGATGCTCAGTCTCGTTGATCGTCTCAGAGGCCGCAGGATTGCCCGTAGTCGAGTCTAGCATATTTTTGAGGCCTTCGTACTCCCTCCACGAGATCGCCTCTCTAGAACCCCTTTCTGTAAGCGCAGCGGCCCAGGGCTTGAGTCTTTCCCATGACTTTGGGTCTGGTCGCTTATATCCTGCGTATGCAAACCCCTCTGCTGGCTCCATATCTAGAAGGATGGCCTCAACTAGGAGATGCTGGAGGTCTGTGGTCGGCTCCTGCACACCCGATGGCATCACATAGTAACGATCGTCGAAAAGGCTTGGCTCAAGAAGCAGGCAGTCGAAGGCGCTTCCGATGCGCATCGGTGTGGACGTGTTGTTCTCCCACATGCCATCAACCTTGCTCTTGTAGAGCAGCGGAGATCGCTCGAATAATGATACATCGCTGTTGCTGATGCCATCCATCTCGAAGTACTCCTCCTGTGACACGTTGTGCCGCTCAAAGTCTGTGTACATACTAGTCCCTCTTTATCCAGTAGTCCCCCTCGAGCATCCACCCGGAGGGGTCAAATGTTTTGTTCTCTATGCGTGCACGAGCCTGCAACTCTGCGAACTCGCTCTTGGTCAGCTTGCTGCTGGTCTTGGCAACCTGCCCGAATCTCTCAGCATTCTTGAGCCACGTTGCCGCCCGGCGCTTGAAGTTTTCTGGGCTTATAGCGTCAGGTTTGGTGCTGGTCCAGTACTCATAGAACTCGTTTGCCATGTGCTCCGATTGCACTGGGTCTAGACCCCGCCCTACGAAGTACTCCTCAATCAAGCCTATAAATTCTTTAGGACTCTTTAGTGACTCTTTAGTATAAGAAGGTTCAGTTTTGAACTTTGTACAAGGTTCACTTTTGATACCTTCTGATGATTCACTTTTGATAACATGGGAAGCCAAGAATTTACCCTCGTCAGCAAAGGCGTAGTAGGACCTGCGGTCCCACGGA